GACAATAATGGTGTCTGGAGTAGATGGAGTAACATTGATTATGTCTGTCATCCTTGCCATCCTGGAGCATATGGATCATTCTGGTAGTTTGTAATTTGTTCCTGAACAATAACTGCTCCTCTCAAATATGTCTTTGAGTAATCTGGGTCAGTATATGTTGCAGTTGCGGCACCTATTGTAGAAAGAACAATTCCTGTATCTGGATCAGTAATGTTATAGCCGTCAGTATCTACAGGGGTGGCAGTATAGGTATTATCTACATAGAAACTGGTAGCATCAAATACCGTAATAACAAACTCACCGTTGTAGGCATTTTTAAGGGTTTTTGCGCCCGCGCTGTCTAGAACAGCAACATTTGCAATTGTAACTTTCTGACCAGTTAAAAAGCCATGAGCCGAAGCTGTTGTATAGGTAACGTACCCTGACTTGGCTACAGTCCCTTTATACCCCGGTTTAACGGCCGTAGCAGCCGTTGTATTGAGAGTTCTTGTCGCCTGCTTAATAACTTGCACATCCCACATTGCGCGAGCAGGAAGCTCTGTAGTTTGATCTGAGGTCAAAGTTAGAGTAGCCGTACCATTGGCAATACTGGTAATTTCTATGTCAAAAGTAGCCAGGACTAGCTGTGCGCCTGAATAAGCCCTAATTTGAGCAAGGAACGTGTAGTCCGCCAAGCTGAATGGGAAGTCCAAATCAACCTCAAACGAGTCTCCACGGTATAGATTAATGTCATAAGTTGGCACGGTTTGAGGTGTCTGATCCATGTAATTAGGGATAGGTACGTGTAGACGCTGTGGGCGTCCGCCATCATCAAGTTCTTGAGGCTTGTAGACAGGTACGTAGCGGTTTGTACGAGTAGAGTTACGACGTAGAGTGGCAACTTCAATACGGTGTAGACCAATATTGAGTAGGTTACAAAGCTCCCGGTACTGCTCTTTACGGGTCTGGATAATTTCCATAAGTTGGCGGTATCGTTCAGCACGTGGGATGCTGACACCGTCCGGAGCCTGGATATCAATATCGTACGCAGCATCTGTAGCCAACGTAAACAAAGCTAAAGTGGCCGCTAAAAGAACTACAGGGTATTCTTCAACGGTTGGTAGGTTAGATAAAACTATGCGAGATCCATACGCATTTGTGGCTGTACCAGCATGCTGTAGGAATGCAATATTAATATAATTAGTAATCTCTGCATCTGTAAAATAGCGGTAATAAGTTCCCGCAACCGTAATAGTGGCGCCTGCCGCAGGGGCAGAAGAAAGAGTAATAACTCCGGGGACTTCTTCTACTACCGAGGTAGAAGATACATCAACGCTTCCAACTAAAATTTTTAGGCTACTTCCCAATACTGGGTAGTAGTCAAGATTAAATCTTTTAGTGGTTCCGTCCCCAGTTAGAGTCTGTACAAAGGTTTTGCCAACATCGCCAATTTCACTTCTTAAGCGACTGGCTAAATCTGAGGTAGTTGCCATTTACAATCCTTTATTAACTACTAAATCTATTATCTACTTTATGTAGATAATTATCTATATAAAAAGAAGCTCGCACCCACGGGAGGGCGGTCGTGGATGCGAGCAGCTTATTAAAGGCCAGTATTAGAGACGATCGTAGAGATATCCCTTTTCCTGAAGATGTGCGGCCACATTAACAGGAACTTTATATTTTTGACCAGCCTTAAAACTATAGTGGTTTCCAGATCCAATGGTTACCATATCCATGTCTTCAGCTACACGAATAATGGTCGTGCTGTCCGCTAATCCAACACCTAAATCCTCAACTTCATCAATTAAAGTTGGTTGATCTGGTTTTGTCGAGAGGTCAAGAACTTCGTTCTCTATACGAACTGCTTCTGCAGCTGTTGCCATTGTTACCTCATCGGCACGACGGGCTTGTTCTTCAGCCTGCGCCTTAATCAATTCTTCACGTTGACGACCTGTTACGTCGCCTGCTTTAGCTTTTGCAGCCATGATGTATTCTCCTAATGAATAGCTCGATATTTATTGTAAAAATGAGAGGGGGCCGAAGCCCCCTCTCGGGGGTCTTACTTAGTTGGTTTCTGCAATAACTACAGACTGATCGGTGATCAAACCTAGGCCGTAGATTGAGTACCATGCAAGAGCATGCTCACGACCAAAGTCAAGGATACCACCATCGCGCAGTTCAACTGGCAATGAGATAGCGTGACCGAAGGCATTGTCACCAATGAAGATTGCTGAGTAGCGATCTGCTGAGCCGTTACCCTGCTTAGTTACTGGGGTAGTGTAACCACCACCGGTTGGGTAAACAACGTTGTTAACAGCTGAATCAGCGGTCCAACCTGCACCTGCACCATTAGGTACCTTCTGTACCTGAGTGGTCTCGATGAAGACTGTGTCGTACAAACGACCGATTTCACCAAGCATGAAGTTACCTGGAGCGGCGTACTTCGTTACTTCAATGAATTCAGGATTGTCGCGTAGACGACGGCTCTGGTGAGGATGAACGAATGCAACGTAGGTTTCACCTAGTCTTGGAATGTTCTTGGTTGCAAGGGTCTCCACTGCGTCCTTGATGACGTGTGGGGTTAGGTAGTGACCACCGGTAAGACCTGCACGACCTGTAGCAACATTGCCTGCCTGATACCAGTTATTAATGTTGTTGTCGGTGCGATCTGCGCCAGCTGGGGTCTTAAGAACATCTTCACCGTAGATTACGGAAGAAGCTGCCATAAGGGTGTCACGAGCCTGACCATCAAGGTACAGGGCCATGTTGCGGCCAAGAAGACGTGAAGCCGAAGCCATAACGTCATCGAAAGAAGCGTTCAGAAGAAGTTCTGAAACTGCGATAGCGTAGCCATGCTCAGCAACAGTGATTGAGAACTGCTGTGCTGTCAAAGCTGCGGTTGACATGCGAACACCTTCAACAAGTGCTGCTGCACTGCCGAGGTTGTTGTAACGCATGAAGTTGATCTGGAGACCAGGAGCAACGCCAAGTTCGGTCTTCTTAACAGCGAACTGTTCGAAGCGAAGGATAGGCATTGACTGGAAAAGGATTTCCTTTGACCAGATTGTCTGAATTGATTGCGTTAGCTGCGAGTTTGCACCCGAGTACGCTGTTGGTGAACCGGCAAGATTTCCGGTTCCGGTAATGGACGCTGCCATGTAATTTACTCCTTAAGAGAATAATAGATGGATGATAGCTATTTCTAGCCGAATAGACCCTTGCCGCGATCAGAAGCTGCTTGACCAAGTAGCTTCCCACGGTATTTGGCGTACTCACTCACTGACATGGCGGCAATCTGCTCTGCCGTGAACGTTTGTTGTTCCGAATTGGTGTCCAGGGGTCCGGACGGAGGAGAGGTTACCCGACTCCCCGTCATTTCACGACGAGCTGAGGACATTGCCTGCTGCGCCGATTCAAGGATACGCGATGAACGCACCTTAAGTCCTGCAATACTCTCTTCAATTTCTTCTGGTGTATTGCCTGAAATTAAATCAAGTAGCTCCGGCATGATGTTGTCACGCTCTTCTTCAAGGCGTGCATTCCGGTAGGTTTGAATCTCATTAAACTGGCGTTCGCGCTCTAGTAGAGCAAAGGCTGTTTCACGCTCTTTGCGCTCAGCCTCTAGACGATCTGCCCATTCCTGCTCTTTAGCATTGAGCAATTGACGAACATCCATTTCTTCTTCAGCACGGCGCTTAGCCTCTGCCTCAGCTTCTGCTTTTAAGCGTGCCTCTTCTTCAAGACGAGACTCACGCTCTTGCTTCAAGGAGTTTAATTCTTCCTTTAGAGATTCGATTTGTGGGTATAGTTTTGATTTCTCTTGTTCGCGAACCTTATGAAGATCCTCTTCCGAGTATGTCTTCAACTGTGTCAGAGACTCTGACATCTCAGGCTGTAGAACAAATTCTTGAGCGGCCTCAACAAATTGCTGAGCCACTTCTACATCTGGTGTAGTCATGGTTATTATTCCTTTGAGTAGTTAGGTCGTTTTCCAATTTAGTAGCACGATAGACCTGCGGATTGATTATGTATATAGCACAACATAAGATTAATCTAATGTCACGCTAAACTTATTTTATGTGTCGTCTGGATCAGGACCTCTTCGTTGTGGGATCTTAGTTCCATACGCTTTAGTTACTAGGTCTGTTTGAAGTTGCTGCATGCTCTGTTGTTCAAACAAAGCTGCTGCTGGAGTTACAGGAGGAGCCATTGGTTGACCATCTGGACCAACTTGCTGTTCTCCACCACCTTCTGGAAGTAATCCAGTCAAAGATACAATTGCTGCATTTATCTGACTCTTAAGCATATTAAGTGCACCATCAGACTTTGCATCATCAATAAGTTCAGTGCGAATTTCTTGCAGCTTTTCATTTGGAAACTCTTCGCCTAGACGACGCAACGCGCCCTCACGACTTTCTAAGTTCATAGCCATCATCTGCTGGATTTCGCTAAGAACAATCAATTTATCCAAAGGCAAAGGCTGTGGGAAATGAGCAAAGGTTTGGTAAGTTAACGGATCTACAGGATCTAATACAGGGTACTGACCCTC